ACCCATATAAGAAAATCCTGAACGCCTAATTTTTAAATAACATATCCCAAAACTTCTTTTATCTGCTCTACAAGCTTCCCAATAAATATAAAATATTCTATTTGCTTCCCTATAGTCAGGATATCCAATATCAATATTTGTCCATTGTATGTACATATAATGCCCACCTGTAATATAAGTAGACTTACCATTGCTCATAAAGAAAATCCCTTCTTCTCTTCGGTCAAATTCTTCTTCAATGTAATCTACCCATCGTTCTTTAAAATCAGAAGGCTTATCATTCCATTGAAATATAGATTGTATTTTTTGTAGTTCGTTTGGAAGATTAGTTCTTTCCCAATATTGTTCTTCTTTTTTCTTGTGTCTTTGAAGACACTTTTTAGGTTCAAGAGGTAAGCCTATTTTTAAACCTTGTATATCTAAAATTTCTCCTATCTGACCTGTCTTTGAAATTACTACAAAATTATATTTTTGGTCATATCCATACACCCAAGACTTAGCTTTGTTTTTAATGCTAAGTACTTTTTTAGGTATGTAGTTTTCTACTACTTTATATAAATTATTTTGACCTTCGTTCTGCAAATCCTTGTTTCGTATCAGTTCTACTTGCTCCTTGTTCAGAAATTTTGATAGCCTCTCCTTCAGCTTCTATTCTACTTAAGATTTCAAATGCATCAAATATTGCTAACTTTTTTGTAGCCGCTGCATTTTTTAATCTATCTGCAGATAATTCATCTTCAGGGTCGTGTTTAATAATTTCTTCTTTTGCAACTTTTATTAATTGCTCTACCGCTCTATGACCTGCTTCAATTATTTTTAACTTTATTTTTTTATTCATTTATTTTCTTTTAAAAAACAAACTTGAATTAATCTTGCGTTTTCTGCAGAACCATAATTGTCAAATATATTTCTTGAATGATATAAGTCAGATGGAAATACAACTAATCTATTATACTTTGCTTTTAATATACAACTTTTTTTTCCTTTGTAATATAAAGTTGTTCCATCTTCTTCAGGATGCTTTTCGTTTAAATACAATATAGCCGTTAAATCACCCATCATCTCATCAGTATGAATATAATTTGGTTCATCTTGATAGATTGGAGACCTTCTTGCAAAGTTTAAGTCAGGTGAATAATTAGGATATTTAATTAATAAAAAATCTACTAACTCATCACGACCTCTTGCTTGTACATTCTTAAAAGTATCTTCACCTAATAGAATATCTTCAAAGCCTTTTTTTAAAATGTCTTTTTTGTAGGAGTCAACATTTTTAATAACATTATTATAAATTCCTACATTCATAACTTAAGTGTAATTTGATGGTCATATATTCTATATAACTTCTCTCCATTTACTTCAAACTCATATTCACTTTCAGGCTGAAAAGAAACTTTGTCTCCTTTCTTAATTCCTTTACTCATTAAATATTTATTTGGATATTTCATTACACCAACTAAAGGTTCTTCACTTACATTTTTATAAATATAAGAGTCAGTTGTAGGAATAGGTTTAACAAAACAATACCTATCATAGGTATGCCATTCTGTTCCATCGTGATATAAAAAATATTGGTCAGGTTCTATAAAGAATAAATTATCTTTAAAGAAACTTCTACCGCTTCTTCTATTACCTTTAATGTCATTGTAGAATTTGAATACATTATGATGCACAAGAAGTGTGTCACCCTTTTTTACAGGGCCTTCATAACTTAGTGGAAGTTCTATTACTGTTGCTTCTCTATTTGAAAACTTATGGTCTTCCTCAGAAGTACTTGTAATAAAATCAATCCCACCTATATCTTTTGTATTATTATATCGTTTCCCCTTTACAGGTTCGACTATAAAAAAGAATGGTGATTGCATTTGATTTCATTTAATTAAAAATTTATGTTATACTCAATAGACACAGGCATATTAGAACTAAATTCTTTCCACAATAAAATTTCATCAATCTCTTCAGTAACGCTTTTTTCAATCCATATTTTTACAGATTTAGTTTGAGCATCAAAACGTATAAGATGTATCTTATGAGAGTTTCCTAAAATTTCTTGTCCTACTATGTAGTGCATAGCACCTGATTTATAATCAGGCCCTATAGAGATTTTTCTAATGTCCATTAGGTTTTTTTAAGGAACTAATGTAGAAGAAATAACACCTGCGTTAGATATTGATAACTTGTACACACTTCCATTGGGAGATTTAAGCTTAACATCGTGTTGATTAACTCCAAGTGTTAAGATGTCACTAAGAATATAATTCTTAGTAACACCCTCATTTGTCATCTCAGAACCTATAACCTTATCAGTAAGAGAAGGTGCAGTATCTGTTGCGTATGTGCTTATTCTTGCCATATTATTTAACCGGAGTCATTTCGGGAGCAGTCTTTTCTTCTGTTGTTACTTCTCCTGTTTGAATATTAATTACAGAATCTTTCCCGTATTTTTTAATTAATTTTTCTTCTTGCTTAGCATAAGAAACTTTTAACTCTGCCACTTTAGTCATTAAAGCGTTTTGAGATATTACTGTGTCTCCTAATTGAATTTTAGCTTGATTAAATTCTGCTACTAAATCTTGAACTGTTTTAAGTTCTTTTTCTGATAAATTTTTCATTTAATTAAATTATGATTATTATTATACAAATGTAATGTTTTTTATCAACATATACTGATACCTGTTACAACTCCGTTATTTGGAAAAGCAAATTGCACAGTATAAGTTCCAAGACCTGTTCCACTTGAACTAAATACTCTACGAGTACCTCCACTTGCTAAATTCGTACAATCAAAATCTGAATATACTTTATCACCTGTAACAGGATAAAGACCTGAACCATCGTGATAGTAAGAAGTATTTGAACTACTAATATTACAAGCGTTTCTTGGATTTGTGTTAGTTAAGAATCCTGTACAACCTGAAGTTGCATCTTGGTCATATTCATACCAAGCGTTCAATAATAATGGATTACTTGTACTTGGTAAAGTAGGACTATTACTATTTAAAGCAGGAAAAGCATTTAATCCCCCACCGTTTACCAAGTCATTTGATAGAATTGGATTACCTACACTTCCTCCACCGTATGTACCATATAATCTTTCTTGAGCAATGCCCAACATAGTAATAGTTCCCGAACTTGGTACTGCCATATTATTTAATTTTCTTTTTTAATTCTGCTATCTCAGCTTTTAATTCTTTAATAGCTTCAATTAACAATCCATTCATATTCCCATATGCTACAGAATACATTCCTTCATCATCTAATTTAACGAGTTCAGGGGCTACTTCTAAAACTTCTTGAGCAATTACACCTAACTGAGTAGATTTGTCCTCTATGTCGTTCCTTGTGTACGACACACCTCTTAGTTGAGTTACTTTGTCTAAAGCATTTTCAATAGTTTCAACATTATCTTTTACTCTTGAATCAGAGAAAGCAATAATATTTCCTGTTGCTCTTATATCACCATTAACATCTAATTTGTAAGATGGAGTCGTGTCATTTATACCAACATTACCTAATCTTTGTATGCGTATTCTATTACTACCATTTGTAAATAAATCGAGGTTTGTTGCACCTGCTATATAAACTTGGTCACTTACTCCATCTACATCACCTATCTCAAACGTACCATTTTCAGCATCTATATTTAATCCTACATCTCCCGAAGCATTAACATTAAGATTTGTACTAATTTTTGTTAATGAATTTGCTACTTCTAATCTTTCACCACCTCCTGTTACAATTCTAAATTGGTCAGCAGCATGAAATTGTAAATACGTATTAGTATCTCCTGTTTTTATTATTTGGTCGTTTATAAATACATCTCCAAATGATGGAGTAGATGAAACCGATAAGGTAACACTACCTGATGTTCCACCGCCTGTCATATTAGAACCTGCATTTACTGCAGTAATATCACCTGAATTTGAGGTATAACCTGCTCCGTTAGTAATATTATTATTGTTAAGAGATATATTTGTTGTACCATTAAAACTTACACCTGCTATAAGTCTTGCATTTTGTAATGCAGTTGCAGTACCTGCGTTACCACTTATTGTAGATTGTACAATATTTGGTGCGGTGTTATTTAAAGTTACAACACCTGACGTTCCACCACCTGACATATTAGAACCTGCTATAACCTGAGTTATATCACCTTGAGGTATACTCGGAAAAGAAGCTACTGTTCCATTACCTCTAACATATTGACCTGTAGTTCCCGGTAAAGTTATTGAAGGAGTAGTAATTCCTTGTGATACTAAATTTCTACTTCCAACATTGAAAGCACCTGTATTATTATTTGCTACACTTATCTGAACAGTATTGTTTACTAACCAATCTATTCCTTGTACATCATCGTGTTCTATAACTTTATATCCACTTTGAGTAAAGATTGTAGAAGCATCACTATTTAGTGTACTTAATACAATACCTTTCATAAAAGTTTTTGTATCGTTAATAGTTTGATTACCTGATGTTCTTACAACTGTTGTATCAACCGCTATGTCATTTGCATTTGCAGTAATTCCTGAACCACCAATAACATTTAATGTAACTGCTCCACTTGTACCACCACCGGTCATTCCTGTTCCTGCACCTACACTTGTTATATCACCTTGAGGTGCTAACGCTAAAAGACTTGAGACGGCAATTTCTTTAACAACACTATCAGTAGCATCTTCGTATAAAATTTTATCTGAAGAAATTATAGTTGTACCATCTGAAGCAGTATCAATAATATTTCCTGCTCCTGAATAATCTACACTTACTGTAACTGAGCCGCTTTGACCACCACCTTGTAAACCACCTGTAGCTGAAACTTGTGTAATATCACCTACGTTAGAAGTATAACCTGCACCGTTAATGATAGAAGCATTATTAATAGTAAAAGTTACTGTACCAAGTCCTTGTCTGTTTAAAGTTACTGTTCCTCCTGATATACTTCCACTTGTTACATAATTATTTGTATTAGTGTCTGTAGAAGTTATAGTTAAAACATCTCCAACAACAGAAGTAGAAACATTAGTTCCACCTAAAATTGATAAAGTATCGTTATTGTTATCAGCAACCGCAGTACCTGAATTAGATAATACGTTTTTGAATATAGATTGTGAAGAACCTCTGTCTGAGTTTGTTATTGTTATTGCTCCTGAAGTTCCACCGCCACTAATACCTGTTCCTGCTCCTACTGAAGTAATATCACCCTGTGGTATAGTAAATGATGTACTTAATGTACCACCATCTCTTTGTGTAAGAGTTATAGTTGTTGTAGAAGAACCTGAATCAGAAATTCCTGTAATTGTATTATCATAAGAATCATTAGACCTTTCTGTATTACCACCTGTCCAAGTTATTGCACCTACTGATAATGTATTAGTTCCTAAATTATATGTTAATTCTGAATCACTTGTAACATTTGAAGTTGCATTCCAAAGTGCTACTCTTCCATTTGCACCTGAACCTGTTACATTACCTACTTGTGAATTGTCAATTTTTGTCCAAGTAGTATTAGCAAATACTGCCCAATCTCCAATTGCCCAATCAGTAATCCCATCTAAGTTTGTAGAACCTGCAGTACTTACTATGTAGTAATCTCCTGATGTTCCTGAACCTGAACTTAAAGTAGGTGAGTTTGTTGATGCATTCCAAGTTCCTTCAAATTGTAATACTCCTGTAAGAGCATTATTAATTGCAGTTTGTATTTGTGAACCTGTTGCTAAGTTTGATGAACTTGCACTTACTACTCCTGTATTAGGTGTTAATGTTACTGAAGTTGAACCTGACTTAGTTAATGTATTTGAATTACCTGTTGCTACTGAAGTAACACCTGAACTTGTAACATAACCTGAGTTATTAGTCCATTGAGATATGTTTCCACCTTTATTAGTGAAAGTTTGTGAGTTAGAAGCGGTAGTAGTACCTGTATTGGTTGTATACCCTGCTCCGTTGCTTAACTGATTGTTATTAGTAATACTGTTGTTAAATGTAATTGTTTCAGTATTTGACTGATTCATTGATATTGCACCACCACCTGTTAATCCTGTTCCTGCATTAAATGTTACGGTAGGATTATTTACTGTAGGCAAAGAACCTGAAGTTATATAACCTGCTCCGTTAGTAAGCTGATTATTATTTGAGATAGAGTTGTTGATAGTAACTCTAAGTCCTCCTGCTTGTGTTCCTGTTGAGGTTGTTATATTAGTTCCTCCTATAAAATCTACATTAGTATTTGATGTTACATTAAGTACACTACCTGAGTCTGCTTGTACTCTCCATCTATCATAATCATCTGACTGAGCAGCAGTAACATATCCTGCACCGTTAGTTAATTGATTGTTGTTAGTAATATTGTTAGCATTAGTTGCTCCTGTATAACCTAAGTTAGCAAGAGTCATCGCTCTATTTGTATAAGCAGTTATAACACCATCCGTTAAAGCAATAGTACTAAGAACATTCGCTCCTCCGAAATTCAAATCTGTATCTGTTCCAATAATTGTATTACCTGATGAGGTAACAAAACCTCTACCATTAGTTAATTGATTATTGTTAGTGATACTGTTGTTAAATGTAACAGTCTCATTAGCTGATTGGTTTAAAGTTATTGTACCACCTCCTGAAAGATTAGTTCCTGCTACTAAAGTAATTGTAGCATTGCTTACTGTTGGTAAAGCACCTGAAGTTATATAACCTGAATTATTAGTCCATTGACTAATATTACCACTCTTGTTAGTAAAAGTCTGTGTATTAGATGGAGTAGTTGTACCCGTATTACCTGTATAACCTGCCCCGTTAATTAATTGATTGTTATTTGTGATAACAGTCGTAGTATTAGGAACGTTTAATGCAGCCCTCATCTCAGCAGCAGTTAATGCTTTTATTGATGTAGAAGATGCAAATTGAGGAAATTCAAAATTATTAACTGAACCTGTAGTAGTTACTGTACCTGTAGTTGAACTTGTACCTGCTCCAATTAAAGAGCGTACTTCAGCAGCAGATATTCCTGTATTTAATGATGGAGTACTTCCATTACTTAATATTGCAGGTATTCCTGAAGTTGAATTAAAAGTTATTGTTTCAGCAGAACTTTGATTCAAATTAAATATGCCACCTCCACTTAAATTAGTGCCGGCAACTAAAGTAATTTGGCTATTATTTACTGTTGGCAAAGAACCTGAAGTAATATAGCCACTATCATTAGTCCATTGACTTATGTTACCTGACTTATTTGTTAAGGTATTTGTAGATGTGGCGGTAATATAACCTGCACCGTTAGGTAACTGATTATTATTAGTTGGTATAGAAGTGGAGGTAAAGGCATTTAGCCCTAACCCCACTCCGTTTACCTTAATAGTACCGTCAACATCAATCCCTTGTTTGAACCTAATTGACATATTTTGATTTTAAATTTTATTCTTATCCTATTGCTTTAATCAATACTACTGCTGCTGCATTTCCAAGTGCTTGTGTAGTTCTAACTGTAATTGTGTTTGTAGAAGTTCTTTCTACTGTTGCATATAAAGTATCATATGGTGCAGCGTTAGAAAATATATCTACCATTACATTTCTTTGACCTAAATTATGAGTAACCACAATTGCAATTGAAGAACCATCTCCAATAGTAGCTGAAAATTCTCTATCTTTAATTTCAACTAAAGTTTGTGCTGCAAAATTCGTTACCTGACTTGCAGTAATTGCAATGTTTTGTGCAGTTCTTGCAGTAACTCTACCCTTAACATCTGTTGAAAGACTTAAAGATTGAGATGCTGAACCTACACTTCCTGCTGCAACTACGGTTGGCATACTTACCGCTCCTGAAGCTACTGTTAATCCACCTGCAGTTGGGAAATTAGCAATACCTTGTACTGTTGCACTTGCAACGTCAATGTTCTTGTTAACCTCTGTCCATTGTGATGCATTAGTTGGAGCATCTTGATTAGCGATAATTAAATCACCAACCTCTAATGTTGGAGACCAATAATTTGCAGGAACTCCTGTACCTGCTACTGTTACTACATAAGTAAATCCTTTAAGAACTGCTGCTCCTGATGGTGCTGCAGTATTTGCTGCATATCCTCCTTGAAAGATTAATGCTCCTGAACCTGCGAATGTTGTATCTACATAATTTTTAGTTGCTCCATCTTGTGCTGCCGTTGGGTCAACTACATTAGTAAGTTTTTGTGTACCAATACTTAAATTTGCAGTAGGTACTCCCCATAGATTTAAAGGTACACCACTAAATAAAACTTTACCTTGTGTAGTTCCTCCTTGTAAGAATACCAATTGATTTGAACCTGATTGTCCAAGTGCAGGTAATTCTGATAAATCAAGAGTAGTTTTTAATATGTTTGATGCAATTGCAGATGTAGTAATTCCTACACCTCCTTGAAAATCTACAACTTCTGTGTTAGTAATAGTTTGATTTGTTCCTGAATCTCCTTTTAAATCCCAACTTGTCATTGCTCCTGATGAGCCTGATGCTGCTGCAGTAACAATTCCTCTATCATTAACTGTAATACTTGCTAAAGTATAAACTCCTGCAGTAACTCCTGATGCAGTTAATCCAAGTGATACAGTACTTTTTGTTCCTACTGTAGAAATTGAACCTGTAATATTACTAATACCTACTATATCTACGGCATCACTATTTACAATAGCATTATCTGCTCCTGTATTTGAACCTAATGTCCAAGAAGTATAACCACCCGGAACTGTTGCCCAAACATTATCTCCTCTTAAAAAAGTAGAAGAACTTGGTGTTCCTGTAGCACTTAAGTCATAACGTAAATCACCTGCAGTTGTAATGTCTGCACTTGAACTACTAACAAAAGTTCCGTCTAAAGCACCTACACGAGTTACTGTTCCACCTGCATCAGTTGGGAAAGTAATTAAATTACCTAATCCATTTATATATTGTGCTGCAGTACCTGCCATTGCAATATTTACTGAAGGATTTACAGTTGATGAGCCTCCAATAGATGCAGTAAATGCATTACCTGCGTGAGTCGTAGCTACACTTGTAACTGTACCCTCTTTATTACTGAAAGGTAAATCACTAACATTTGCAAAACTAACATCATTGCTTCCGTCAGAAAACATAATTTTATTAGTCAGTCCAATTGCTGAAGATGATAAGTCTTGTGCTTCAAGAATAATGTTATCTGCTCCTACATAATCTACAGAAAGTGTAACATTACCTGTTGTTCCTCCACCGGTAAGACCATTGCCTGCAGTAACTCCTGAGA